TAGTATTCCGGACTAAATGTTTCTGCATTTGGCAGTTTGTTATACTTAGCAACGTATTTACCAGCTTCTCGAAACAAGATACGATACACACCTTGAAAATAATCTGGCTTTATGAAAGGCAATACTTTACGCATATACTTTTCATCAGTTAACAAATTACGTAATATAGTTTGTTCAAGGTTAGTTGGCATTATTTTCCTTTATTTCTCTTGTTATTACGGTACCTTCTTCAATACCCCTTGCCATTATTTTTTCAAGCATTAGTCCGGCAAATTCTTGAAGTTCAACACTTTCTTTAGTAAGTTCTGTATCTGGTGTGTAGATAATATCAAAGTTAAAAGACATATATTTTTCTTTACCTTTACCATTAAACTTAACCACACCATATTTTAAAACAGTTTCGGTGTACAAGCCTGAAAGTACTCTTACATTCCAAGCTTGTTCATCACCTTTATCTGGTATTATTTCATAATCTTTATTTTCAACTAAGTTCATTAATGTTGATCCAGTTTTCCAAGATTAACTACATTATTTAATATTGAATACTTATTTGTAATAAACTGTTTGAAGTCAGTATCTTCAATAATAGGTTTCCAAAAATCAGGATTTAATGTTTCTTTTTCTCTAACTTTTGGTTCAACCAATTCTCCAGTTGATTTATCAACCCTACAGTACCAACCAGCACTAGGCTTATTGACATAGTTACCAGCAATAGCAACATCAAGCAAACCAGACCAATGCTGTACACCGCCGTCCCAACTAACAGAAATAGGTATCTTAGACTTTTCTTTAACATATCTTGATTTCTCCACGTTAATTACAAAGTGATAGCCTTTAATTTCAGTGCCTTGTTTGTCTTGTTGTCTACCTACGATCCAGATATTATCAGCGCTATAGTAAATACCAGTACCACCAGAAACTACGTCTCTTGGAAATAGTCCAATTTCTTTGTACGTGTGATTAACGGCAATCAAAGGTATATCTTTCATATTTAAGTACGGTGTTGTCATTCTAAATAGACCTTTTAGCGCTTTTGCTCTTGACATATCTGCGACTGACTTTTCGTTAATTGCATCTTCTAGCTCTTTTTTAGATGCTAGGTTACCAACAGAATCTATTACGATTGCCACTTTGTCGCCACGATCTAAACCTTCAAGCTGCGCTATTATATCGAATTTAAGTTCTTCTACGTTAGTAATCGGCGTATGCAGAACTCTGTTAGTATCGATATCAAAATTTTCAAAATAAGATTGAGGTGAACCAAACTCTGAATCGTAAAATAATAATACGGCATCTTTGTATTTTTTTAGATAAGCACTTGCCATTATTAAAGCAAATGAAGTTTTAAAATGTTTAGATGGCCCTGCTAATACAGTAAGCCCTGGTGCTAAACCACCGTCCATTGAGCCGGACAAAGCTACGTTCATCATTGGTACATCAGTTGGTACCATGTCTTTTTCATTAAAAAATTTAGAATCGGCAAGTACAGAAGTAAAATCACTTTTGCTATTCTTTTTAAGTTTATCCATTATTGACATACAATTCTCCTACAAATAATAATATTATAACATAAATTCATCAAGAAGTACAGGATTATTTTCAACTTTAAGAGTCCTAGTTTTATTATCTTGCATTACAAAATCAGTTTCTATCATCTGATTATCTAATCTTCCATCACAAAATCTTAGCACGCTTTCTGCCATGTCTTGTGCGGTGGTAACTGGAACATTTTGACATATATGATTTACATTTTTTATACCGCCTTGTAACATAAAATCTTCTGGTAATTTCATAATTGACAAACACTCTCTTACAGTCAAAAATCTGTCTTCATCTGGATGAGTTAACATAGTTGGCAAGTGACCAACAAAAGCTCCAATATGATCTTTTGGAAACTCTATATTTTTTCTCATAATGTTACCACCAGATTCTAGTTTTCTGTGAATTCTTTCGCACTTGGCCGCGTCTTTATCGTAACCATTCTTAAACATCCACTTACTAACTTTATTATATTTTGTTTTTGATTCGATGTAAGTTAACACGTTAATTGATTTTGTTATTCTTGTATCTTGAAATTCTTTATGCGATATCCCGCCCTCAAGTTCCTCGAGAACATAACGATAGTACGGGTTTTGACTAGGAACGCTAGAATTAGTTAAGACATTCATTCGATCATTAGGATCTCGTTTCACGGAACGTATCGTATCTTCTATTCTTTCGTATCCTCTTTTTATATATTCAAGTTTAGGTACTTTTTTACCCCTCCAGAAGAAATAAAATGATCTATCTCTTACTTGTCCTAGTCCGTGAAGAATCGACTTTGTTTTATATACCGAGAAAACGTATCCGTTTTCTTCTCCAATTCTTCTAAGATTTTCACGGATCGGCTCTCCAACTTTTGAAGCGAATCTTGGTGCGTTCTCGCCCCAGAATACTTTAGGTTTGATAGTGCCAAGGACATAACGCGCTGTGGCAGGCATCCAATCGTTAATAGCAGCATCAGAGCTAGCTGAAGGATTGAGACTACTAAGGCCAGCACAAGGGCAAACAGTGTTGACAACATCGACACTAGGTAAGTCAGGTACCCTATCACTTCCAATAAGATAGTAGGGAACTTGTCCTTTATAATACTCCACCAAGTTAAAATCGTTTGCTTTGAAATCTTCATAACTTAAAATATACTCCGGTTTCTTCTTAAAGACATTTTGCATTGCAATTGTCTCACCACCTATAAGTGGTACTATGCTAGCATACTTCATCAGTGCGGCACCGTTTGAGTAATGATATACTCATCAACTTTAATTGTTGGTTTCCAACCAAGTTGTAATAAATCGGCGTTATTAGCCGTATTATCTTGTGCCTCACATTTTTCTCCATCAACTAATGGTAGATCTTTGTAGCCAGCGATATCAGCCAAGGTATGAACTTGATTACCTATACCAGTGCCAATATCATATGCAGGTTTTAATAACCTTATATTTTTATTCATAAGTAAAATTATAGCTTCCACCACGTCGTCTACGTGTATAAAATCTCTGGTGTGTTTAGTTACATAATCAACTTTACCATCTAGTAATTTAGGAATAAACATATTTTCTCTAGCACCATTACCATATACAGTAGTAAATCTTAGTGCAACTTGATGTTCAAATGCAGTTTCTTCGTTTACCTTCTTACTCGTACCGTACGGCGATAGCCACCAATTGTGAATACAAGATGATGATGCATACATCAATGGTATATTATTGTAATGACATATCTTTTGTATTCTTGTAGTATTTTCTACATTATTTTTCCAGTACTTTTCTGGATCTTTTATACTTTGTCTTACATTTGCATAAGCTGCAAGATGTATAACATAATTACAATCTTTTGGATCGAAGTCTTTTATACATTGAGGAGGATCTTGTCTTAAATCCCATTCAATAACTTTATGTCCATCTTTTTCAAGTCTTGTTTTTAAGTGGCTTCCTATAAAACCACGTGAACCTGTTAACGCTACATTCATACGAAAAAATCCTCCAACGTATTTAATTTTTCTTCACCAGTCCAATGTGGATAAGCAGATCTAGATAGGTGTATGGAATGTGGCATTTCCATATTCTTAAAATCAAGTTGACTATCTTTATTTAATAAGTAGTCTACCCATCTAATTATTTTAACTTTCTTTGCCACTTTTTCAAGCTCTTCTCTAAATACCAACCTACACTTGTTTCTTTGTTCCCAAGTACCCCAAAACGGTTTATTTTTATAATAACCAGACTTTGGTAATTTTCGAGATTCGTCTTCTATTGGTAACAATTCGTATATTGAAACGTCTTCGATTGGTAATTTTTCAGCGGCTTCGACATATCTTCTTGCGAGTTGTCTTGTATTTTCTAAATAATCGCCTTCGATTCTACAAAGATGATGTCTTACGTCAATATTACCAAAATACATTTCAACTTTATTAAAAGTATTTATGGGGGCAGCATCTTCAATAAATTCTTCAAAACCAGTCTTTAAAGCTCCATTAAGAGTCTTAAACGGTACTGAATTAACTACCCAATCTGGTCTGTACATGCAAATAGAATGACTATCACCAATAACTATCTTATTAGATAATTTTGGATATTTAATAAATTCAGCAGTGTCATGCATTCTTTTTAAATTATTTAAATCAACTTCATTCCAAGCGTCTAATATTGCACCACCAGTTTCTTTAGCTCTATCAAGTCTTTCTTTTATCATTTCATGATAAGCTGGAAATTCAATACCAACTGAATAAACTTTACCCTTAAATTGAGAAAAGTTACGAGTATTTTCTACGTATGGAAATCCTTTGACGCCACCGAAAAAGTTAAGTCCACCGGTCCAGTCGCTGCCGTGATACACATACATCTCGTCAAATTGATTGTGGTCTTCTATTTTACCACCCCAATTGATTTCTATATCAATACCGGTTTGTTTTAACATATCAGCATATATTACGCCTTGAGCGCCACGATGAGATTGCGGTCTAGCGGCTATCGGTATAAATGGACAATTCATTACTGCTTTCATACGAAGAATTCCTCTAGTGTGTTTTGTTCTGTAAGCTCAGTAGCTCTCGATACTTTACGTTTGTCGCAAAGCTTTTTATCATCTCTTATCTGTAAGTATATTCCAAACTGACAAGATAGAACTTCGGTACCATAATATTTTAAACCATCTTGTTTTTCTCTAAACAATTTAGTACCATCTGGCATATCTATATTATAAGCTTCTGGATGAAACCAAACGTCTTTTGTAAGTCCACATTCTTCTCCATTTTCTCTTAAGAAGTAAATTGCTTCTGCATATAATTTACGTGGAGCCTCTGGCCACATTCTATTTATCAGATAAACAGCACCCGGCCCAGGAGCACAAAACTTATCATCATGATAGTACTTCATTTGCGGCAATACGCTCGTAGAAGCAGCACCGTGAAAACCATAATATTCGCCAATCCCAGGTAGTTGTCTTAATATTACGTAAGCTTGTTGCATATTTTTAGCTTCAGATAATTTTTTATAAGTTCCATTATATTTAAATGATGCCACCCAGTCAACTACGTCAACTGGATGGAAAGGTCTATCTGGATTATTATATTTTTCACGACAGTAATTTCTTGAAGCAGCTTGAATAGAAGTATGAAGTTCAGTAGTTCCCCATATCGGTCTCTTCTTAGTCTTTGCTATTTCAATATTACTTCTAAGTTCAACAAGATAATGTGGATCATTATCAGCTAACTTATCAAAATCTACAAAACAATCATTTGGATCTGTACTATTAGTCAAAGCCATGTGCACGCCACGAGCTCCGTAAAAGTGAGATATGATACCATTGCCAAGTATATTAAATTTAGACATATTTTGCTGAGCTATCACCGTGCCGATATATCGCATTCTATCGTCAAGAGTTATAGTCGGATGAAAGTACTCGACGTCTCTTCCTAAGCCATAGTCGACTTCGCCATGTCTATTTAAATTATCATATTCTTCATCTATAAATCCAAGATTAATACACGAACGCGTATTAATCTTTTTTAAGAAATGATTGAAATCTAGCATTAGGTCTTTATCAAAAGACCACCAGTCGTAATTATACATATTTACTCCTAATGATAGGTTCTTTTTTTCGGTTCTTCTGGCCGTTCCGGAACCTCAGTTTGACCATTATACGGCATCCAATGAGTCACGTCTCCAGTAAGCCAACCACCTTCCATATCAGTAAATACGTGCATATCCGGATAATATTCTCCGGTTTCTTCATCAGTGTAGAATCCAGTAAATCTACCAAAATGAACTCCTACGTATTCAAAATAATAGAAGACTTTTTCGCCTATTTTAGGCAATTTATCTTTAGTTTTAATCCATTCCATTTTTACTCCTTTGGCACTAAATGATGATATACATGTACACATTCTATATGTGGACATTGTTTTTTAATCTCTCCAATTTGGATTGGATCGTCATCAAAATGTATATTGATTTTATATCCAAGCCATTGGAGATGTTGAAACCATTTAGCTTTAGATTGTCCTGATTGTTTTCTGTCATTAAAGTCTTTCGGCTTTGGATTCATAAACAATGGATTATCTATACCTTTTGCTTTCAACATTTTTGTGGTTTCTCTTCTAGTGTGAATAGATCTTCCAGTTACAATAATATCTCTTGGCCCTGGATATATACCATCATATTCGCCCATGTATATAACCCCATCAATATCAAATGAATTGATAGGATGTTTTGGAGCCGTAAACCACGGATCAAATGGTTTACGCATAATCGGTTTCTTCTGCCTGATACGTGTAGGTAAGTCTAGAAGCTTTTGGATTATTTTCTTTTCTTTGCTCTTCAGTAATGTCAGTATATTGCCTGTTGGCAAGCATGTCGCATTCATATTTAGCCTCATCAGTTTTAAGTTGTAATGGTGGAGTTTTTTGAGTCCATGCTGATGGTCCTCTTAAATAACCAACAATACCCATTTCAGCCGCGACCTTACAAAATCTGATAGCAGAAACAACCACACCACCAGAATTTGGAGAATCTTGGACTGCTAATCTAGCTGTAAGCTCGTATCTGGCTCCGCCAAATCCATAAGCAACAATATCAAAGTTTGCTATCTTTTGGTCGGACGCTATGTATTTACCACCCGGCTTTTGTTGCACGGTTAAAGATGGACCTGCATATAATGTAGCTCCAGCCATTGGCTCGTCTCTTACGACGTTCTGGCCTTTCAAAACATTTTCTTTTGATATGTGTTTATTATGTAGTCTTTCTACTTTAGCCATATTTAAGAAGTCTGTATTAGCTGTTCTACCAGTTCTAATATTTTCTTGACCTTGAGTAGAACCAGCTGCCATATTCATCTGAATATGTTGAGTTACTTTAAGACCAGAATCTATCATAGCACCTTGTAGTACTTCAGACATTCTTGACGCACCCCAAGCTGATCTCATATCAGAACCAACAATTGTTAATCCAGAATCGATAAATTTTTGTTCGATTCTTTTGGTATCTTTAGTAGATATAATAGTTGGAATACAATTTACAAAATGTACACCGGCTTTTAAAGCCACGTCTATGTAGAACTTGGATAATTTTTCTGAACCAACTGGCGCATAATTAACTAATACGTCAACTTCAGCTTCTTTAACAATATTGACAATATCATCAAAAGATTTAGCAGCTTCAGCTCCAGTCCTAAATGATACTTCTTCTGGATAGTCTAACATATGAGGTGCAACACCATCAAGTTCAGGACCAGAATAAACCATAGCGCCTCTTTTGATACAACCAGCTGTATTCGAACCATTTTCAAGTATTTCTTCTACATGGTCCATTGCACAGTTAGGAGCTGCACGTAATGCATCTACCAATGGTTTATTTACTTTTCTTCTATCAACATCAAAGCCAACTACAAACTCAATCTCATTTACAGTATAACCACCAATTGAGTCATACATGAGACCAACTTTATCTTCTGGATTTGATTTGTAATATTGAATGCCTTCAACTAAGGACTTTGCGCAGTTACCGACACCGATAATACCGACTTTTATTTTGGACATTTTTGACATATTTATCTCCTTTATATCAGTTTATTTACGTGAGTGGTTTGTCCGGAGTAGAGTAGCTCACGTGTATAAGTAGTTATAACACTCCTTAATCTTCTTTTTTTCAAATTCTTTATCGTTTAATTGTCTATTCAAACCTGATGGATGTGGCATCTTAAAATGATCTATGTTAAGTTTTTTCAAGGAGTTTGATGCCACATTACCAAGTGCGATAACTTTGTCATACTTACTAGTAACTTTTAAGCTATCGTAATCTATAGTATATTTTTGACCAACTTCATCGCTGCAATTCATAAAGTCATAGCCACTATTTAATTTCCATTCAGCAACCCATTGATCTAGTTTTCTAAACGTACCAGATTTTTCAACAGCTGAAGGATTTTGACCTACTATTATAACTTTATCCATTCCCATTCTACACCTGCTTCATCAAAAAAACTTTGTGCATCTGCACACGACACTGCCCATTTATCATCGAGATGCCCACGCTCTGGCATAACAACTCTTTTTACGCCTACTTGAATTAAGCCTTTTGCACATTCACCACAAGCCGGTAAACCTACTACGTAGACGGTCGAATCTTTTAGAGACACACCATTGTCTGCTGCATTATATATTAAGTTCATTTCAGCGTGTACGATCATTTTGTATTTTAACTGTTTATGTTCGTACTTAAATGGTTCATCGCCCATACCTCTAGGAAAACCATTGTAGCCTTGAGCTATAACCGTACGATTTCTAACTGCAATAGCACCAACTTGTGTAGAGGGATCTTTTGACCACGACGCCACAAGCTTTGCCATTTCTAAAAATCTTATGTCCCACTTATTTGACAAGATCAAAATGCCTTTCATAAACGTGTAAGTTTTGTACTTGCCATATTATATCGCCAACTTCCATTTCTCTTCTGTAATCAGCGTCAGCAGCATTAGCAAGATAACAAGAATTATATTCTTGAGTAAGTTGTTCTAAAACATAAAGCTGCCAAGCATAGTCATTCTTATATCCGAACACGACATCGTTTGAGCGCATTTGGACAACGCAGTGTACTTTAGCATCGCGTATGTAATAAGTAACGGCGTTAGTACATATAAAGTCATTCTTACCATCTTCATTATATTCCTCCCATATACTCGGTCTAGTATAAATCATTGTAGCTCTACGGCCATCAAGGTTTGTAAGTAACTCGTCGAGAACTCTGCCAAACTGATGATGATATTTATCAGAATAAATTATGTGGCCATAATTAGAGTTAATCTCGCCATAAGTATTTGCAGCGGCTTTCCAAGCAGCTGGTACGTTTCTATTATAAGTATCAGACATCCAGTTAACATTTGTTGACTGACTCTCATACCAAGCTTTTTCGATCTCGATATATTCATCGTTAGGTGTACCAAATATTGTTGGCTTATCAGCCATAAAAGAAGCACCTATCATTTCAATAGTCTTTTGACCAGTTCTATCAATTACAAATTCTTCATTGGCTAACGCATCAATAAAGTAATGTTTTATGTCAGTTGTGTTTGGATGTATCATAATTTTTTAACCTTTGGCTTATTAAACATATCTCTATCAGGAGTTTGACCTTCCATTTTACCACGCATATAAGATACAGCAAAAGAGCAATAGTTAATCATATCTTTGTACGTATCTTCAAGAGATTCATATTTTGGATTATTACCAGACTCAAGTAGCGATGTGGCACGAGTAATTTTACCGAGTATTATATCGTGAATAGTATCGATACCACGACGATAATGCATTGCCTGAGTCACATTAGATGTATCACTTTGATAGTCTTGCGATTTTTGTAGTTGTAAGCTTATACATTCATGTAAAACTTCTACTGATTCTTTACGATTTTTCAATTTGATCTCCATATACAAAATGCCCGTTATCTAAGTCTATTATACAATATTCTAAGAGGTTTGTAAACATTTTTTTTACGTTTATTCCACACTTAGAGTAATGTCTAGGCTCTGGCATGATTTCAATCTTTTTAATCTTGCATAAGCCATATTCAGTTTCAACGACATCGCCAACATAAGTAATATTGTCGTGTCTTACTTCGCCATCGGCGTCGAATTTAGCTTCATTTTCTAATTCATTCCAATCTAACATTACTTAACTCCTTGTTCTCTAGCCGCAGCTATGATGATTGGAGTTAAGATCTTTTCGATTCTATCTTCCCAACAATCCCAACTATCTTTAGTAAAATATCTGAAAGAATTCATTGTAGGAATATTCCACTTATCAATATAGTAAATTTCGTTTTCAGCGAAGATACTTACAAATAATCCTCTTTTATTACAAAGACCATTGTTAAAAAAATCATAAGCAGCATTTTGAGCTTTTCTAAACTTTTCTAAATGCTTGTTTTTTGATCTTGGATTTTCGCATTGACCAGATGCTGGTATAAGCTTGTTTAATTCATCTCTTAATCTTGCAAAACCTGAGTGTACACCCCAACTATTAGTGAATAACTCTTGTTGTTCAAAGATTTCATTTCCGTAACTATCTATCGCCATTTTCAACTCCTTAATTTTTTATTTTATAGTTATATTATATACTAAAAAAATCACTTTGTAAACGTTTTTTTTCACTTAAAGTGATTTTTTCACTTAACATGTTAATCATCGAATTGGTTATCGAGGAATTCGAATTTGATTTTATTGTTATGAATTTTTTGTAGACGAGAAAATTCTTTGTGAAAATTAGATAAAGACTCGAACCAGTACTCGATTGTGTTGTCTGGGTATGTAATTTTAATTGTAACCATAATATAAACTCCTAATTAATTATTTTATGTATACATTATACCACATTTTCTTTGAGTTGTAAACAAGTTTTCACTTAACTTGTTAAATGTTTTTATATACGTACTCGAGAGCTCTATCGGCTTCTTTTTCTAATGGACGGGATTTATACCAATTACCAGTTTCTACATCAAGTTCTCTGCATAGAGCAGTAATCTCTTGAGCTGTAATTGGATATTTACTCTTAACTGCATTACCAGCAATAGCTACCATTATTTGGTACATCTTATGATACCAACCGGTATTATTAATCATCCTATATTCTATTTCTAATTGTTTTGGAAAGAAAGGACAGTTTCTATATGACGACCAATTAACATTTACGTTATCTAGTTTAGATTTTCTGTGCTCAATA